TGGAGTCCAAACTTTTTTATGAGCTGTTTTTTCTCTTGTTTGACTCGCACGTGAGGTCTTCTTATCTATTGTATTTTCCATATGCTTATCCCTCCTTCGTGATATTTAATTGTTTCGCATACTCTTCGAGTGGCACACCGAGTTTTTTGGCGATTGTAACCTGTGATGGTGTGAGCCTCACAGTTTTGCGACCAGATTTGGTACTTCGCTTCGCCGAAGCTACTTGTTGTACCGGAGCAGGTCGTGTTTCTTCTCCCGTTGTATTTGTTTTACCAAATTTGTGCGGAAATTCAAGTCTTATTCTTTTGTCTATTTCAGAATAATACTCATCGCTTTGTGGATCAAAACCTTCTATTTCAGTTAGTTTTTTATGAAGATCAAAAGCTGTGTAAGTCATAGCTGAATCTTGACCAAACCATGTGTTTCTTTCACTCCATGCTTCAGCTTTAGGATCAGGTGTTCCTTGTGCCGCTTGTTGTCTTCTTAAATTAACTTCAGGTTTTTTCTCTTCTTTTTGTTTTTCATAAGCTTCTTGAGCTGCTTTTGTTTCAGTCAATTTAGCTTTTTTATATCCTAACTCAGATATGGCTGCCATTGCATCTGCTTCAGCTCCTAGATCTTGTGCTTCTCTAGCTGCTGCAAGTTTTGCCTTAGCTGCTTCAATACCTGATTCGATACTTTGTTCAGTAACAGAAAGAAAGTTAGGCTCTATTTTTTTAAGTTTATCTTCTGCTTCTTTTTTGTCTTTGATGACACGTTCAGCATAAGTTAAAGCTTCGTCTTTTTGACGTTCAGCTTCTCTCCACTTTTTAGTTAGCTTTGCTATTCTTTTTTGTACACTATCACTATACTGTTCTAATTCTTCTGTGTTTTCTTTCTTGTCATCTAATTTGATTTCTCTTTCATTTTCGTGAGTCTTATCCTCTGCTACTCTTTCATCTACAACAGGTCTTACACTCGGATCTTCTTTTACTTCCGGTTGTTCGATCTCTGCTTGATCTTTTTCCTCAGGTAAATCGACGTCCATTGCTGGACCAGAGGTGTCGATATCAACTGTTTTTTTCACTTCTTCAGTGTCTGGCATAGTATCCTCCTATGTTGTTAATATTGATGAAGTATATCTTCAGGGTTATCGATTGTAGCTAATACTTCATCATCGTTTAGCAATCTAACTTCACCCCCGTCAATTTGTATACGGCTCCCTGCATATCTTGCAAAGACCACCCAATCACCTTTTTTACACCAAGGTCCTTCAGGAAATTTTTCTTTGTCATAACAATGTGGTCCCATTGCTAGAACCAAACCGCATTGAGATGCAACTTGTTGTTTCTCTAAAGTATCTTGTCCTAAAATTAATCCACCTTTAGTTTTTTCATTCATCTTGAAAGGGAGAAGTAACATTCTCCAACCAGTGGGTTGAGGTAATCTATCTGATTCTTTTGATTTTAATCTATCGTAAGTTTTTTGTTCTTTATCTTCGATCTCTTTATTTTCTTTTTCGTACTTGTCCGCCAAAGCATATTTAATCTTTGGGTTCTCCGAATTTGATAACTGTTCCTTTTTCGTCATGTCGCTCCTTATTGTTTAGCAGGTTAGAGATATCCTGTGATATTTTATAATAGGCATGTGCCTGTCCCATCATATACTTATATTTCTCCATATTGTCAACACTACCAGAAATCATAGCATCACCAATCTGTTGATATTGTTCTTTCAGTTCTCTCTGTATTTTAGTTATTAATGTCAGTTCGTCCATTTGCTTTTTTACCTTTATTTATACCTTTCTTAATAATGTAATCTTGTGTCCCGTTCGCACCTGTCTCAACTTCTTTACGAAGAGTTTTAAACAGATGTTTTTCCTTTTCTTTTTTTTCTTTTTCTATTGAAAAAGTCTCTAATACTTTTGTATCTCTCATAACACCAATTATCTATATAATCTGTAATATTGTCAACAGTCTGACAAAATTTATATATAAAATTATCTAACATTTCCATCTTTTCCTAGCTTGTCTTAATCTAGAATTAGGATCTTTAGCAGCTTTAGGAAACTTTTTCATTTGCCCTGCTGATCTTGCGCAATACGATTTACGTCTATTCGCATCTTTAGATCCTTTTTTAACTTTACCTGTAACTGCAGTTTTTAATTTTGATCCGGGATTAGCTCTTCTATAAGCAGCAACACCAGCCTTAGTCATACCTGCACCTTTTTTAGTAGCTCTAAAATTTTTTTTATTTCTAGCAGGCATGTTATCTTGTTTTCTCATGTTACTTCTTTCTTTTAGTAAATGTTTTTACGTTAGTAGGCTTGCCGCCAGGATTCCCCGCTGCTCTTTTTCGTTTGACAGCACTCGTCTTTTGCGACTTTGTCATTCGTGTGGCTTTTGCAAGTGGGACGCATTTTGGATATTTCCTCTTTGAACCTTTGCTTCTTCCGCAAGGTTGATATTTTCCGTTCTTCTTCGGTGCTCCAATGTCTACCCATTTGTCCGCTACCCATTTTCTTAATCCACCTTCTGAATAATAAGTACGCATTATACATCAATCATCATCGTTAAATCTTCATCAACGATTAGACCTCCGTTAGCAGCTTTTTTCCTTTTTCCTTTTTTACCACCTGGAGTAATTTTACCAGAGCATACACCGGACGCATACATATTAGCATACGCAGAAGGATAAACTTTAAATTTTCTTTTTGCTGCTGCTTTTCCTTTTGGACATAGTTTAGCCATTATATTACTCCTTTGTAATATTTTTTATAACTAGGGTTACCAACTTCTACTCCACCAAGATCCCCTGAAATATAACTTCCATTATAATCTCTTTGAGCTTGCCTAACCATATCATTTTCTCCACTACCTACAGAAAAATGTTTTCTACCTTCTAAAGCAGCTACACGCGCAGGTTTCTTAACCTGTTTTTTCTTTTTCTTGCCTTGCATAGAGGCAATAAGTTTTTGTATAGCTTTTTTAGATCTTGCCATTACTTATTTATTTTTCCAGATTTTTTAGCTTTAGAACCAAACTTACCATAAGACTCATCTCTTGATGCTTTCAATTGCTTTGGAGTTCTTTTCTTTTTAATTCTCATTGCAATAGATTCATCTTTTCTATCTTTGTAACCTTGTTTCTTTTTTTTAACAGAACCACCTTTTTTATACATAGCTCCGCCTTTCATACCCATGTCGTCTTTGTAAAAACCAGACTCCATGTCTTTTCTAGCAGTAGACATTTTTCCACCACCCATTGCTCCTGCACGTCCACCTTTGTTAAATCTGAATCTTGCAGGTCTTACATTGTTTTGTCTCATATTTTTTCTCCTTATTTTTTTCCGTTACGAAAAATTTGTGTACCCTTTATACCATAGATGCTCGCCACGACAAGTATCCATAAATTTGTAAACCACGATGGAAGCTGTGAGAACATATCAAAAAACAATTTTACCTTGTCCATAGCAGTTGGGTCATCCGATATCACTGCCCAAGCGAGCACCAACACGGGCAAACTTAAAATTATCAAAACGGCCTCGTCTTTCCAGTCCGATTGTCTAGCTTCTAAAAGTTTTCCCTGGTATTGTTCTTCACCTTGGGCCATCTTAGTAGCATGCATTAACTGCGCGTCAGACATAGCCATCTTAGTTCTCTGCTTATTAGCGTAAATTTTACTTCCAGCAGAAACGGCTAATTTAATTGCCGATAACCACATGTTAGTACCAAGTTGCTGTTTTCTTTTTGTCTTTTAGCATTCTTTTAGTTCCTCTAACTTCTGTTTTGTCTCCAGTTGGTATGTAGTTTCTTGGCATACCATTTGCAGTCGTAACAGATCTTGGATCCAACTCAATATTTTGAGAGGGAATGCCTATTTCAGACGCTTTAAAAGATTCTTCTTTTTTAGCCATAGTTTTCTCCTTATTTTTTACGTAACTTACCTAATGTTATAGCAAATCTAGCTCTTTGTCCAAGTTTTCCTGGTTTCTTAGCCGCTGCTTTTAATTTAGACTTAGGAATTGTCTTACCTTTTTTAATTCCAAGAGATTTTCTTAATGAACCAGGTTTTTTTATTGCTTTTTTTATAAATCCACCTTTTTTAGCTCCATCTCTACTTGCCATTGCTTTAGCAATAGCTCTTCCTCTGTTCTCTTCGTAAGAAGTAAGTTTTCCATCACCATCTAAGTCTGATTTTTTTTTATTTATCATCTGTTTTCTCCTTCATATTTTTCAATTTCGACACTTGGCATCATTTTATCCACATTTGGAATAGATTTACTTAAGACTGTCTTTTCAATTGATGTATTAGCTCTTAGTTTTGCTAATTCTTCGTTCTGTTCCAACTTATCATCATGATTTTGTTGATTCATCATAGCTCTCATACGGTCAAGATTTATTCTTTCTTCACCTTCAACTCTTTTACGCTCATTATCTTGTGCTCTTAGGTCTAATTCTCTTGCTCTTAACTTAGCAATTGGATCATTACCTATACCAGATGTGATTTCTCTTTCTTCTTTTAAGAATTCTTCCATCATCTCAGCAATTAAAACAGCTTTTCTAGCTTCAATACGTAAAGTTATCTGTCTAAGTTGTTCTGCAACTTGTGGATTTGCTTGAGCCATCGCTGCCATCTGTTGCATTTGTGGAATCTCATCTTGAAATTCTATTTCAATTTGTTCTTGTGCCATCAAACTTATGTGCTCCATAATATTTTTTTCCATAGCAGCCATAATCATTGGATTATTTTGTGCCATGTTAGTTGCCATGAAATTTAAATGCGAAGTCATGTGTGCTCTGTGGTCTTGACCTGGAAATGCATTAAATGGTTTACCAGATAAAGCCATAATGTTTTCTAAAGCAGGGTCCATTGGAGCAGGTGGTTGAGGTTTAACTAAAACCTGATCAATATTTTTTACACCTAAAGCTTCATACATATTTCTGTACGCTGCATACATATTGTGCATTTGTGGATTAGAGGTTGCCAGCTGCAACTCTGTTTGTGCGAGGGAAATACGCTGAGTCTGTGAAAAGATGTTGGGATCAGCAACTGGCAAAATATCTACCCGATCATCAAAATCGGTTTGTTTAACAAACCTTTGACCCCCAACTACGTCGTACGGATATTCCGGTGGTAGATATAACTTGAATACTCTTGCTAATAATTTGAATTCTTGTTTTAGCGAAGAGTAAATTCTTTTGTGAATAGCTGACATAGTTCTAGAACCACGCTCAAGAAGAGCTACTGTAGTTCCAACTGCAGCTTGTTGATTGCCATCACCAACTTGTAGATCAGCAATCGATGCAAATCTTTGACCAGCATTAACTACGATACCCATAAGATTTAGTAATGTAGCTGATGGTTCTTTGAATGGTAACATCATGAATGAATCTTTTAGATTTCCACCTGGTGCATCTACATCTCTAAATTCACCTGGTTGAATAGATTGCGCATCATCTCTAATTCTAATGCCACGCATTTTAAATCCAGCTGGTAAGTTAGATAAAGTTCCTGCATCCAATAACTGACGGAGTGCTGCAGTTGCAGTTCTGCTCAATCCGCCAATCATATGGATTAAACCAAAGCCATAAAAGCCTAGTCCTGGAAGAAACTTAAAATGAGTAAAGTATGGTATTTTGTTTTTATCTGGATCACCAATTTCATAGTTACGTCTAATAGCTAAAACACTTCTTGTAGCTTCATCTATTGTTACTATGTATGGAATCTTAATTCCTGAGGCTTCACCAGTTTGAGGATCTGCATCTTCAAAACCTTCAATATCTAAATTAACGTGACATTCTAAAATAGTATAAACATCATCGTCTTGAGTTTTTCTTTGACCTTCGAGTTCTCTTTCTTTTTTCTCAACGTCATCTTCTGTTTGTCCCGGTGTACCTAATTCAATATCTAAATAGAAACCGGCTACTTGTTGTTTTCTTAATTCGTTCTTAGAAATTTTTACCCGATGGATGATTGCCTCTGCATCGTCTAATGAGGTAGCCGTGTAGGGTACAATCAAATCATCTGCCGGTACGAACTTTGATGTCGCTTTTTTAGATAACTCATCATAATAAGTTTTCTTAAAAGCTGACCCTGCTAACGGTAAATAAAATAACAGTTGATCAAAGTCGGGCTCATAGTCTTTCATTTTTTCCATGAGCTCGTAGTTCATAAAATCTTTAACACGATTTGCTTGTTTTGTTTTTTCTTCATTAGGTGCACCAATTACTTGAGTTCTAACTGGTCCATCTGCTGGAAGTAATTCTTTATAAGCTAGTGCTTGAAATTGAGTAACAGCTTCTGCAAGAACTGGGTGAGTTGCACCACTAGCTCCTTGAAAAGGTTCTGTTCTCATATCATATTTAAAACCTAAAAGATCTAAACCTTGAGTGTAAGAACGTTCCCATTCTTTTCTACCCATTTGGTAATCTTGATATTTTTGAGAAAGGTCTGAACCTATTTCATCTAAAACATTGTCTGGTAAAAATTCTGCTAAGTTTGCATAATGCTCATCACCACCTTCTGGTGATGCAGCGTTTGGATCAAAATCTATTTCAACTGATCCATCTTCTTGTTCATTAACTTCGACAGGACCTGGAGCTTCACTAACTTCTTCTTGAGCTTCAACTACTGTTTCTTGTATATCTTCTTCACTAGGAAGTTCTACTGAGCCTCTTGGACTTTGAGTCAGAGACTTGTCTATTTTGTCTGCCATTTTTTATTTTCTCCAGTTTCACTGTTCTAACAGTATTATAGTTAATATTCAACCCCTGAGGCGTGGGTCCGGATTCAGGCGGCAGGAGCCAGGTCTTAGGGTATTTATTCATCGTATGTATATTTTCTCATATTTTCTAAATCATCTGTTTCAATGTATTCTTCTACATCTTTAAGCTTACCTTCCATATCAGGTTTTGCGCTTGCTTCATTATAAGTCACGCCTCCTGTTTCAGGATCTAAATCTATTTCCATTTGATTTTCTTTGTAAAGCATATCCCCATCTTGATCTACTTCTCTAATTGTTATTTTATTACCTTTTTCTGTAACTACATAATTATCTGCTTGATAGACATCAGCAAATTCATCTGCTCTGTTACCTGTAAAATATTTTGTTCCTTTTTCTGCAGCTTTTAATTTAACTTTAGCAACAAGATCATATATAAAATCAGGCATACCATCTGCACCTCTTCTAAGCACTTCAGCTACTTTTGGAGCTTGAATTCCAATATCAATAAATCTTCCAAGTAAAGGTATGGATGCAAGTCCACCCATGATCTTCATAAACTTTCTTTTCTTAGGATCTTCTGGTCCATCTGCAAAACCCATTCTACCACCGTAAGCAGCAGATGATCTAGATATAAATTCTTCTGTAGCTTTTTCTTCTTCTAGGAACTGTAATTTTTCTTCAGGGTCCATGGCTTCAATCATACGATTTTTCTTTTGCTCTTCATCGTAAAGTTTTTTAATTCCTTCAGCTCCAAGCATAGTTAAACCAACAGGAGTCATAGCTCTAGGTATTCTTGTAGCCAAAGCGGTTCCTAGTTTTCCAAATTTGGATAAGCCTTGTAAACCAAAAACATTACTCATAATTCCTTTTGGCACTTGCCCTGCAGCTCTTCTTATTTGATCAGTGAAAATAATTTCTGCACCAGCTTGACCTAGACTAGGATCATCACTCAATAATTCAGTTCCTGCTAATGTTAAACCAGCTAAAGGTGATCCTACTGCTTTTGTAATTATGCCTACGCCTTTTGCAATTTGTGGAGCATACTTCATACCAAATAAAGTTCCTGCTCCGATAGCTTCTGCTGGTAAACCTGGTTCCTCTGTTTCTTTTTTAACAGGGCTTACATCAGACATTGTTCCAGTATCTAGTGCTGCGTATTGATTTTCTATATCTTTATAGGGATCACCTAATTCAACTTTAAAGTCAGGATTTTTTTGAGTTAGCTTTTCCATTGTATTTAAAAAACCAGGAATGTTTCCTTTTCTCATTTGTCCTAAACCTCTTAAAGTTAAACCTGAGTTTTGAAGAACATTTTTAAATTTTGGATTTTTTAATACTTCAATCATTTTATTATAAGTATTATCAATTGCAGAAGTTAAATTAGGATCTGTTTGAACAATTTCTTGAAGCTTAGGATTATCTTTATATTGTAATTTTAAAGCTTTTAATCCCTCAGGAGTTGAAGTTAATTCTGTAAAGTATTGTTTAAATCTTGTTTCAGGGTCACTAATAAAATTAAAATCTTGTGTGGGTGTCAAAACACCATTCTTTAATGAATAGGCTTTTTTATTTTTAAGTTCTGATGGATAACTTTCTTGAGTTAGTTTATTTAACTTATCTAAATTTTTTTGTGGATTTATACCTTGATTAATTTTATCTGTAA